GTCTTCCTTTTTCTCTCCCCACGATTTTTGGAAGGGGCCCCCGTGCCGCGTAGGAAGCAGCCTGAGGGCCTGTCGGGTTTGGCTGCGACCGGTGACCGCCGCGCATCCCTTGAGGCGTTACGCGACCTGCTAGCGCGTCAGCTTGAAACGGCGGAAAGGGACGTGCCGGCTTTGGCGCGTCAGTTGCGTGAGGTCATGGCCGAGCTGGATGCCCTCCCGAACCCGAACGAAAAGAGCCCTGTTGACGAGCTCACGAGGAAGCGCGACGCGCGGCGCTCAAAGGCCGCGGGTTAGTTCAGTACCTGACGCGGTTTCGTCGGCGGGTGCCGAGGCAGTCGAGTTGGCGGCCACGGTGGGTTTGCATCTTGACCCGTGGCAGCAGTTCGTCCTGCATGGGGCTTTGGGTGAGCGGGCGGTGGGTAAGGGGAAACCGCCGAAGTGGTCTGCGTTTGAGGTGGGGGTGGTGACGCCTCGCCAGAACGGCAAAAACGGGATACTTGAGGCGCGGGAGTTGGCGGGCCTGTTCCTGTTTGGGGAACGCCTGATCCTGCATAGCGCCCACGAGTTCAAGACCGCTCAAGAGGCTTTCCGCCGTGTGCTGTTTCTGGTGGAAAACAACGACGACCTGCGGAAGCGGGTTGCCCGTATCCGCACCAGTCATGGTGAAGAGGGCATTGAGCTGCGCGACGGGGCGCGTTTGCGTTTCATCGCCAGGTCAACGGGGTCGGGCCGCGGTTTCAGCGCCGATTGCGTGATCCTTGACGAGTCTTACGCCCTGTCGGCTGAGGCTATGGGTGCCCTGTTGCCGACGTTGTCGGCGCTGCCTAACCCTCAGGTGTGGTATACGTCAAGCGCCGGTAAGCGTGACTCGACGCAGCTGATGATGATTCGTGATCGTGGCCGCGCTGGTGGTGACCCTGGTTTGGCGTATTTTGAGTGGTCGGCGCCGCTTGAGTCGCAGGCTGATGATCCTGAGGCGTGGGCGGCTGCCAACCCTGCGTTGGGTATCCGCATTGAGGCGGAGTTCATTGAGCGTGAGTTCAACGCCTTGCCTATTTCGGAGTTTCGGCGTGAGCGCCTGGGCATTTGGGATGACGAGTCCGCGGGCGCGGATTGGGTCATCCCGATTGAGGCGTGGCAGTCGTGTGCTGACGCTGGTTCGGAGATTGAAGACCCGGTGGTGTTTGCGCCTGACGTGTCCATTGACCGGTCGTGGGCGTCGATTTCGGCGGCTGGTTTGCGTGAGGACGGGCTGGCCGGTGTTGAGGTGATCGACTACAGGCGGGGCACGTCGTGGGTTGTGCCGCGGCTGGCTGAGCTGGTGGAGCGTCACGGGGCCTTGGCGGTGGGGGTTGACCCTGGCGGCCCGTGCGGGTCGCTGATTCCCGAGCTTGAGCAGCTGGGGGTGCCGCTGGTGACGATGTCGGCGCGGGACATTGCGCAGGGCTGTGGCGCGTTCTATGACGCGGTCGTGGAACAGCGGGTGCGGCACCGTGACCAGCCGGAGTTGAACGCGGCGGTGGGTGCAGCACGGAAGCGCCCGTTGGGTGATGCGTGGGCGTGGGCCCGTAAAGGTGCCTCGTCTGAAATCACGACCTTGATTAGCGCCACGGTGGCGTTGAAGACGTACACGGAGGCCACGGCTTCCCGACCTGTGGATGTGGCCTCAAGTGTTTGGTGAAGGGAACCCCATGCCTAGGACTCCGTTCCTGTTGGACGTGGCCGGCATTGTGCTGATTTCGGCGGGCGCGTTTCTGTGGTCCACGGTGGCGGGGTTCATCGTGGCGGGCCTAGGCCTCATCGGGATTTCGTGGCTTTCTGAGCGTGAGGATGACAGCGAATGAGCCTGATTCGACGCATTGCCACGGCGCGTGAGGTTCGTTCAGATGTGGCGTGGGGAGGGGTTCCGCCGTTCCCGGTGAACTCGCAGCAGCCTGGTTCATCCACCTACGCCGGCGTGCCCCTCACCACGGACTCTGCTTTGCGGCACGCGGCGGTGTGGGCGTGCGTGCGCCTCATTTCGGGGACCTTGGGGCAGATGCCCCTTGAGGCCGTGCGCTATGACGGCAACATTGCCAAGCCCGTTGGCCAGGTTCCTGGCCTGCTGACTTCCCCTTCCGGCCTGATCCCCCGTTCCGCGTGGGTAGAAGCAGTCCTGACTTCGCTGCTGCTGCGCGGCAACGCGTACGGGCGGGTCACTGAATACAACGCGTCAGGCACCCCCACCCGCATCGAACTCATCAACCCTGAGATTGTGCGGCCCGAGCTCGACAAGGCCACGGGCCGCGTCGTGTACTACATCACCGTAGGCGGGGAACGCACCGTGCATGAGCGGTGGCCCATGGGCGACATTTGGCACGTTCCCGGTCTACTTCTCCCCGGTGGGTTCGTGGGCCTGTCCCCCATCGAGTACGCCAAGCAGTCCATTGGGCAGGGCCTCGGAGCTGAAAAGTTTGGGGCGCAGTGGTTCGGTGAAGGTGGCGTGCCCGCGGCCATTCTGACCACGGACCAGCCGGTCACCGAAGAGCAGGCGTCCACCGTCAAGGCACGGTTCATGCAGGCCGTGAAGGGTCGCCGTGAGCCGGCGGTGCTGGGGGCGGGCGTGAAGTATGAGCAAATCCAGGTGGCACCAAACGAGTCTCAGTTCATTGACGCGCAACGATGGTCTGCCGAACAGGTGTGCCGTGTGTACGGGATTGACCCCACCATGCTGGGTGTGTCTTCCGGCTCAGGGTCCACAGTCACCTACGAAAACCGTGAATCACGAGTGAGTGACTTCCTCGCGTTTGGCATCGGGCCGTGGCAGCACCGCGTGGAAGAGGCCCTGACCACCTTGATGCCGCGACCGGTGTTCGTGAAGTTCAAGACGGGCGCCATTCTCAGGTCCGACATTCAGACGCGTTACCAAACGTATGCCGTGGCTGCGCAGATTCAGCAGGCCACGGGCCGCCCGCTCCTCACCACGGACGAAATGCGGGCTTTGGAGAACTTGCCGCCTCTTCCCGATGCGGCAACGCCTGGGGGTCCGAACGAAAGCGAAAACGAATGACCGAGCGCACACTACAGCGGCGGGCAGTTGAGGCCGGCTGGGAGATTCGCCAGGAGCATGACGGCACCGTTGGTTTGCGCGGGTACGCGGCCATGTTTGATTCGCCTTCGCATGGTGAAGTGATCCGCTCAAGTGCGTTCACGAAGACGCTTGCTGAGCGTGCGGACGTGCGGCTGCTGGTCAACCACGATGGTGTGCCGATTGCCCGCACGAAGTCGGGCACCCTGCACTTGTCCGTGGATGAGCGTGGCCTGTACATGGAGGCCCCCAACCTTGACCTGACCAACCCGACCGTGGCTGAACTTGTCAGCGCCATGGCACGCGGCGACATTGACCAGTGTTCGTTTGCTTTCATTCCGGTTCGGGAGAACTACGACCCTGAAACGAAGCTGCGGGAAATCCTTGAGTGCAAGCTAATGGACTGTTCCGTGGTCACCTACCCATGGTACGAATCCACTTCGGTTGAGTTGAACAGCCTTGAGGCCGCACTAGCCGAGGTGCGTTCGGGCGCTGTTACTCCCGAGGCCCGCGACACCATCATGCGGGCCCTTAGCCTCAGCCTTCAGGTTGACATCACGGACGATGACGACCACGACGAAGACGACGAGTCTGAGGACGACGTGGTGGACGGCACGCCCGAACCGCAGGAAGAAGACGGCCTGCCCGCCTCCACCACCCCCGAAACTCCCGAGGCCACTGAGCCGCGGGCCGCACGCCGCATTGACATTGCGCGTGCCCTGTACCTGCGCTGATCCACGCAGGCACAACGTGACGCCGGAACCCAACAGGGCTTGATCCACCCTGCCAGGGTCACCACCTCACGACCCCTTCCCTTATCCATCCCACTCCCTTAGGAGAATGCTTTGTCCCTTCGTGACTCCCTTGTCGCGCAGCGTGACGCGAAGCTGGCTGAGGCCAAGGCCGTCGTTGAGGCGGCTGAGGCTGAGGCCCGTGACATCACTGACGACGAGCTGACAGTGGTGAAGGAGGCCCGTGAGGCCGCCGACGCCCTTGAGGTTCGCGTGTCGGAGATCGACGCCCTCGCTGACGCCCAGTCCCGTTCCGTGGCCGCTGCCCCGATGACCGCATCCGTGCAGGTCACCTCGGAGCCGTCGACCTACCGCAAGAATGGCGACACGTCGTACTTCCGTGACCTCGCCGCCGCGCAGCTTCGTGGCGACCGTGAGGCCATGGACCGCCTTGTGCGCAATGACCGCGAGGTTCGCGCCATCAACACCACGGACACCTCCGGTGGCGAGTTCGTGCCGCCGCTGTGGCTCGTGGACGAGTACGTGCGCCTGGCGCGTGCGTCCCGCGTTGCCGCTGACCTGCTCCCGAACCAGGCCCTTCCGGCTGGCACGGACAGCATCAGCCTGCCGAAGATCACCACGGGTACCGAGGTTGCGGCGCAGTCGTCGCAGAACAGCGGTTTCCAGAACACGGACATTGTGACCGCTTCGGCCACGTCCGCCGTTCACACCCTCGGCGGCATCCAGGTCATCAGCCTTCAGCTGCTTGAGCAGTCCCCCATTGCCGGTGGCATGGATCAGGTCATCATCAGCGACCTGGCCGCCGACTACGCCCGCGCCCTTGAGTCGTTCGTGCTCAACTCGGACGCGGCTGGCAAGCGTGGCCTGCTCAACGTCCCGTCCAAGATCGACGTGACTTACACCGACAGCACCCCCACGGTTGCTGAGATGTACCCGAAGATTGCTGACGCGATTCAGCAGATTCACACGCAGCGTTTCGCGGCGCCGTCTGCCATCGTGATGCACCCGCGCCGTTGGGCGTGGTTCCTCACGTCGCTCGATTCCAGCAACCGCCCGCTGATTGTTCCCGCCGCCAATGGCCGGTTCAACGGCGCTGGCACGCAGGACGGCGTTGCGGCGCAGGGCTTTGTCGGCACCATTCAGGGCATCGACGTGTACGTGTCGTCGCTCGTCCCGACAACTCTCGGCAGCGGCACCAACCAGGACCCCGTCCTGGTGTTCCGTCCCGAGGACAGCATCCTGTTCGAGGGTGCGCCTCGCGCGGAGGTCTTCCGCGAGACCTACGCGAACCAGGGCAGCGTCCTGGTCCGCATGTACAACTACGTGGCGCTTGCAACTGAGCGTTACAACAAGTCCGTGGCCGTCGTGAACGGCACCGGCTGCACCGCGCCTTCGTTCTAGTAGGCGCCAGCGGACTGCCCCCCGCCCGTGTACAACCCCCTCACGGGCGGGGGGCACCACCCCCGAACATGGGAGCACCCCACGTGATTGACCAGGGATACATTGACGCGTTGAAGCGTGAGCGTGAGCACTACGTACGTACAGGCCAGACGGCCCGCGTCGCGCTGGTGGATGCTGAGCTGAAGCGTGCCGGCGCCATCACCAAGGCGACCCCTGACCCCGTCGTGGAAACCGCCACCGTGGAAGCCCCCGAAACCGCGGCGAAGCCACGCGCAACCCGTAAGGCGGCACGCGCCACATGACCGCCACCTATGCCCTGCTTGAAGACGTGAAGGATGCCCTGCGCATCACGGACGACGTTGACGACCTCGTCCTAGCGGGCGTGGTTGAGTCGGCCTCCCGCGCCATCGACCGGTACTGTGACCGCTACTTCGGGCAGACCGGCACCGTCGCGGCACCCGTTGACCGCCTGTACCGGGCCCGCTCCCACCAAGTCCTCATTGACGACCTTGTCACCCTCACGGACATCGGCGTGGAGTATTCCGGCTTTGCCGAAACGTTCTCAAGCCTTGGCGCGAACAGCGTCATAAAGCAGCCCGTGAACGCCGCTACCCTCGTCCCGCCCCAGCCGTACACGGTCCTGTTGGCGAAGCCCGGTACGGTCCTGCCCCCTCCCCCTGGTTGGGTGCGCGTGTCCGGTGTGTGGGGCTGGCCCGCCATCCCCCAGCAGATTCGTGACGCGTGCGTGTTGCAGACCGTGCGCCTGTTCAAGTCCCGTGACGTGCCCCTCGGGGTCATGGGTGGCGCTGACATGATGGGCGCCATTCGCCTGCCAGGTGGACTGCACCCCGACGCCCGCCAGTTGTGTGAGCCGTTCCGGCGCATGGGGATTGCGTAGCCGTGGCCGACCTCGCCGCCATCATCAGCGGGCTCGCGGACAACCTCGGCACCATCGACAAGCTGCGGGTGCAGGAAGAGGTGTTGGACACGGTTCCGATTCCGTGCGCCATCATCGGCCTGCCCACGTCTGTGGAGTTTGACGAGGTCATGGCCCGCGGCGCTGACCTTTACACGTTCACCGTTCGGGTGCTGGTTGCTCGCGCGTCTGAGCGTGCCGCGCAACGGTCCCTGTTTGAGTACACGTCAGGCACCGGGGCCAAAAGCATCAAGACGGCTATTGAGTCGGATTCAACGTTGGGCGGTGCCGCCGACACCGTGCAAGTGACCAGCGCCGGAAACCTCGGCGTGTACGGGTATGGCGACGTGGATTATCTCGGCGCTGAGTTCACTGTGGAGGTGATCGCGTGACGTTCGTGCACGCAAAGGAAAGCCGTTTCGCGTTCGGGTCGAGCGCCCTGGCCGCGTACCTGACTGGGTACACGACCAGCACCACGTCTGACACGGCGGACACCACGGCCTTGACGCAGGCTGACCGAACCTATGTGGCGGGCCTGTCAGAGTCCAACGTCACGGCCACCGGCCTGTTTGAACCGCTGTTTGACACGCCCGTCGTGGCCACGTTCACCGCGGGTAGCGGCTACCCCGTCACCGTCGCCCCCGCAGGGTTCGCGGTCGGGTCCCCCGTCCTGGTCCTTGAAGGCCGCAACGTGTCTTACGAGCTCTCATCGTCCGTGGGTGAGGTCGTCGGCGCCAACGTCAACATTCAAGGCACAGGCCGGTTTGACTCCGGCGTCAGCCTGTATGACCTCGCGGAAGTCACCGCGGGCGGAAACGGCACGACGCACACGGACGCCGCCGGCACCAGCAACGGTGCCGTGGCCACCCTCCACGTTCCCGCGTGCACGGGAACCCTGACTGTGAAGGTTCAGCACTCCACCAACAACAGCACGTGGACTGACCTGACCACCTTCACTGCCGCTACCGGCGCCACCTCCCAGCGGGTCGAGGTGTCGGGCGCGGTCAACCGTTACCTGCGGGCGAGCTGGACCCTGACCGGGGTTGGCGCCGCCGCATCGTTCACCACATCACTCGCCCGCCGATAAGGAGCACACCCAAATGGCATTCGTTCATGGCAAGGACACCTACTTCAAGGTTGCCAGCACCGACCTGTCCACCTACATCAACAGCGTGAGCGTTTCCCGCACCGCTGACACCGCCGAAACCAGCGCGTTCGGCTCGTCCACCAAGTCGTTTGTGGCGGGCCTCAAGGATGCCACGATCACGGTTTCCGGCATGTTTGACGCCACCGTGTACGCCACCGTTGCCGGTTGGCTGGGCACGTCGCAGACGTGGGAGTACGGCCCCGCCGGCTCAACCGCTGGCCGCGTCAAGGTGTCCGGTTCCGGCATCATCACGAGCGTCGAGCTTTCGTCGTCCGTGGGTGAGGTTGTCGCCGCGAACATCAGCATTCAGGTTTCCGGCGCCGTCACGGACGGCACGTTCAGTTCCTAAGCCCTAGGAGGGGGTTGCAATGCAGATTCAGTTCACGTTCACTGACGGTCGCACGGTCGCGGCCAAGGTTCTACCCATTGACCGCATCATGTTTGAACGGAAGTTCTCCACGAGCGTGATGCAGGCCGCGACCGTGGACCAGCGCGAGGAATATTTCATCTGGCTGGGGTGGCACGCACTGCACCGTCAGGGCCAGGCGTCCGAGGACTTTGACACGTGGCTGGCCACCATCTCCGACTACGAGTCGGGTGGTGAACCCGAGGTCCCTTCGGACCCGGTAGCGAACACTGGTTCATAGCTGAACTAGCGATTGCTACCGGGATTAGCCCGAACGAACTGGCTCACACTGATCCGCAAATCCTTGACGCCATGCGCCGCGTCATCCAGAAACGTAAGGGGTGACGCGTGGCTCGCACAGCACAAATCCAAATCTTCGGGTTGGACTCACTGTTACGGGACCTGAGGAAGCTGCCGAAAGAGGCGCAGGACGAGTTGCGCGAGGCGTCAAAGGATATTGCTTCGCGGCTTATGGTTCCGGCGTACCAAGCGGCAGCCATGCAGGCGGGTCCGTGGGGTGGCGCCATTGCGGCAACAGTGCGCGCGAAGCGGGACCGGGTCCCGTCCGTAAGCATTGGCAGTAACCGCCGCACCTTCAGCGGCGGGGCGTCCCCCACCATGGTGCGCTACCCCTCCCAGTCTGGTTACCAAGGTCGAGCGGGCGCAGCCGGAACCATGCCTGCAGTGTTCGGCGCTGGATACGGCTGGATGGGGAAAATGGGCCGCTACAAGGGCGACGCGCTCAAAGAGTGGCTGCAGGCAGTTGACAGGGTCAAATACAAGTTTGAGGCGGGCAGGTAATGGCAGCTGGTCGTACTCTCACAGTCAACCTCGTAGCCAATACCAAGTCGTTTGGCCGCGGCATGGCGTCCGCCGTGCGGGACGCTCAGGGTTTCCAGGGCAAGATGACTGCGGTGGGTGCCAGCCTTCGCGGCATGGTCGGGCCCGCCATGCTGGGGGCCGCCGCCGCCGCTGGCGCATTGGCAACCAAACTGGCCGTGGATGGCGTCAAGGCCGCCATGGAAGAGCAGCGTGCACTGGCGCAGCTCACTACCGCACTTGAGAACGTAGGCCAGGGTTTCCGCGGCGCTCAGGTTGACCAGTTCATTGACGACCTGCAATACACGACGGCAGTCGCGGACAGTGAGTTGCGTCCGGCCTTTGTCAGGTTAGTGACCGCCACCAAGGATGTGGCGCAGGCACAGGACCTGATGAACCTGGCCATGGATGTTTCCGCCGGCACGGGGCGCAGCCTTGAGTCTGTGACCATGGCACTGGCTAAGGCCGCAACGGGTCAGACGACTGCCCTGCGCCGCCTTGGTGTCCCGCTCGATGCGGCCACGTTGAAGTCCGGTGACCTCAACGCCATTACGGACGAACTTGCTAAGACGTTCGGCGGGCAGGCCGCCGCCGCCGCTAACACCATGAGCGGGCGCCTTGAAATCCTGCGCATCGGCGCCGAAGAGCTCCAAGAGGCATTCGGCACCGGCGTCATCACGTCATTCTCGGGAACTAGCGACAGTGCTGAGGGATTGACGCAAAGCCTGCGTGACCTGCAGGACGAGGCCGAAGACCTCGGGCGCCAGGTCGGCGATGCCATCGGAATCTTCCTTGACATCGCTGAAGGCGTCGGAACAGCCAAAGACACCATTGACGGGATCGTTGACAGCCTCGGAACCTTCGGTGACGTTGCGGCTGGCGCGTTCTACAAGTTTTCCAACCCTGTTGGCGCCCTCATTGACCAAGTGAAGATTCTGTCCGCGGGCCTGACCAACAACCCTGACGCGTTGGCGTCGGCTGTGGGGGTTGTGCAGGGGGCAACGGACGGTGCCACCACGAGCGTGGCGGCCTTTGGTACGCAGGCCAGCGAAACCGCCGACGACGTTGAAGACCTGACTGAAGCGGTTTCCGAGCTGGAAACGTACGTGTCCCGAACAAACGCCATCTTGAACTATGAGAAGGCGTGGGATGAGCTGCGCAAAAGCATCAGGGAAAATGGTGACGCTTTTGACTACAGCAGCAAGCAAGGTCAGGCCAACAATGCGGCACTGATTGACTTTGCTGAGTCAACTGCGGATGCAGCCGCCGCACAGGACACGATGTTCGGCAAGGTCGCTTACACGCAGGACGCGCTATCAAACTTGTCTAAGGTTTTTGACAAGACGAAGATGTCTCCGGCCACGCGTGCCGCAATGCTTGAACCGTTCCAGGCACTCCTCAATGACCTTGACTTGAACTCAACTGATTTGGCCACCCTTCAAACACAGTTGAACAATCTCAAGAGCAAGACCGTTGACGTGACTGTCAACTACGACTACAACGGCACCCCACCACCCGGTATCCCTGGGCGCGCAATGGGTGGCTACATCCGTGGGTACTCCATGGGATCGCACCTTTCGGATTCCATCCCTGCCATGTTGTCCCGCGGGGAGTACGTCGTCCGCGCGTCAAGCGTGGCAAAGCTGGGCCTAGGGTTTATGGATGCCGTGAACATGGGCCGCGTGCCCTCAGGCGCCGGCGGGTCCGGCGTCACCATCGGCACCTTGAACGTGACATCAGCGCCAGGGGAACGGGCCGAAGAGTCCGTGCCCAGGTCGCTTCGACGCCTCGCATTTGTGGCAGGTCTGAATGTCTGAAACGTATTCAATCGGCTCCACGGATATCACTTCCCTGGTCACGTCGCTGCAGACGCTTGACCCTGTGGTGATCCCGACCCCGGTGCAGGACGACTACGTCGTGCCAGGGCGTGACGGGGTCGTGGCCGCCAACGCCTGGTTTGGGGCGCAGACGTGGAGCATTGGCGCGGTCATCGTCGGCACGGGTGCCACGGACGCGTTGCGCCGGTCGGACGCCATCACGAAGCTGCAGGCCCTGGCCACGGCGGCGTTTGGGTCGGGGTCCACGGTGACCATCACCCGCGTCATCGCCACGACCACGTCAACCGCCACGGCCCGTTACCTCGGCTGGAACGTGAACTGGGAAGCCCCCCACATCGCCCGTGTCGCCATTGACTTCCGGTTGATAGACGGCGGTTTCAAGTCGGGCGGGTCGTATGTCCTCTGACGGGCTCACGCTTGACGTGTATGACCCGACCAACACGACAAAGTTGGGCACCCTGTCTCAAGTCCTGTCGGCTGAGTTCTCAGACGAGTTCAACAGCACGGGCTATGGGCAGGTTGAGGTGCCCATGTCGTCAAGCGCGGACGTGGCCCTGCTGACCAAAGACGCCGTGGTGCGAGTCATCTACCAGGGCGCGGCCCGGTTCGCGTGGTTTGTGGAAATCCTTGAACGGGACCTAGCGAACTCAAACGGTCAGCAGGTGTTGCAGGCCGCGGGCCGTGGCCTGTTGGCGTGGCTTGACGACGCGGTCGTGTTCCCGCAGGGCGGCCTAGCCGACTTCAGCTCAGACGAACGCCCCTTCAACTTTGCCGCCGCTGACGGCGCGTGGAAGTCGGACTACACGTGGACGACCCCGCAAACCACCGTGTGGAGAAACGACACCACCGCTAGGAACAACCTGCCCGTGAAATGGCGCAGCATTGACCCCGCCGCCGCATGGATTTGGTCAACCAACCCCAGCTCGACTGTTGAGCGCGGAACCAACAACTGGTTCAGGGCCACGTTCACCCTGTCGGCGGCGACGCGCCTAGCCATGTGGGCGTCGTTTGACAACTTCGGCCAGGTGTACGTGGACGGCACCCTAGTGATGGACACCAGCCGGTTCAACGAAACCGCCCCGTCATACTCCCAGTTCACCAAGTTCGTGACCCGTTTGGGCAAGGGCACACACACAGTCGCGGCCCGCGTCCGCAATGACAAACCGTGGGAGCGCACTGACCTGTCCGTGTCGGCGTCCGATGACAAGGTGTCGGCGTCCAACCACGGCTTGGCGGCTGGCTCCAAGGTGCGCGTGTTTGACATTTCCAAGTCGGGTACCGGCCTGACCAAAGGTAATGACTACTTCCTCGTAAACGTCACGGACAACGACTTCAAGTTGTCGACCACGTCAGGCGGGTCCGCGGTCAACATCACCGCTGACGCGAAGATTGACATTCGCCTCGTGGCCGATTCCACGGCGGGTTTCCTGTTCACGGCGTGGGCCATCGACGACACAAACAAACCCACCACCCTCATCCTCAGGTCACGGGCAGCGGACTGGGAAGTCACCACAACCGCGCCAAAACATTTGCCGGCCATGGTGCTGCGCACCCTCATGGAAGAGGCAGCCGCCCGCGGCGCGTACCGGTTCTCCAAGTTCACCTACGGGTTCAGCCAGTCGGCCCCCACAAGCGGGTCATGGTCAACGAAGGCTGACATTTCCCTGAAGGTCGGCACGTCACTGCTTCAGGTGATGGACACCATGGTGGACCTAGGGCACGACTTTTGGTTGGACCCTGCCACGTGTGAGCTTGAGGCGTGGGAGTCCCGCGGCACAACCAAGTCCGTGACGTTGGCACTTGAAGATAACCTCATGGAGTACGCGACCCGCGCGGAACCGAAACTGAAAACACAAGCCCTGATCCGCACCAAAGAGGGGTGGACGCAAACCAGCGTCAACGCGGACACAAACGGGCGCCGCGAAACCTACTTGGAGTACGGCAACATGCGGGACGAGGACACCGCCCGCACCACCGCCCAAAAGCTGCTACGCCGCACCGGGAAAACGCAGCTGGTTGCCACGAAGGTCGCCGCCATCGTGAAGACGGGCGCGGCCCCGTATGTGGACTTTGCGGTAGGTGACGTGGTCACGGTCCCGAACGCCACGGGAACCGGAACGTTGAGTGCCCGCGTGCTCACCATCGCCATGGTGCACGACGGCAAAAACGTGCGCTTCATGCCTGAGCTGGAGGTGCTGAGTGCCTGACGGTGATTTCCGCCGCCCACCCCAGTTGTGGGAACAGCGCCTGGCGCAGCTGGTTTCCATGACCAGCGTGGGTGTGGTGTCGGGTGGGGGCACGGACCCGAACACCCCTGACCTGCCGCCTGGTGACGGGGGCCCAGGTATTGAGCCTGAGCCGGTGACGCCCGCCCCGGTCGACTTCATCGCCCCGTCAACCCCGACCCTGACCGGAACGGTGCAGGGTTTGCGGGTTTCGTGGAACGGGTTGAACTCGTCGGGCAACGCATACCCGTCTGACGTTTACGTTGAGGTTCACTACTCCACGTCGGGCGCCACGTTCACCCCGAGCAGCTTGACGCTGGCGGGCACCCTGCTGGGGTCGGCGGGCTTTTTCACCATCATGGGCCTGTCGGCGGGCACCACGTATTACGTGCGCCTAGTCGGCGTCGACGCAAAGGGAAACCGCACGGACCCGTCCACGGCGGCGTCAAGCCAGACAGGTTTGACCACCTCAAGCGACTACGGAACCGCTACTATTACCAGCGGCGCAGTGTCTTTCAACGCCCGCCAAATCGGTGGCATAACCACCACGGTCGGCACGACTCAGCCAAGCTCCCCCGTCACTGGTGACATTTGGTTGGACTCAAGCGGCGGCGCCATCACACACAAGCGGTGGGACGGGTCGTCGTGGGTCACGCAGGCGTTTGACTCGGAGTCAATTTCGGCTGGTGCCATCACGGCCACGCAGATCGCTGCCGGTGCCATCACCGCTGGGGCTATTGCCGCTGGCGCTGTCACTGCCGCAAAGATTGACGCGGGCGCAATCACTGCTGACAAGATTGCCGCCGCCACCATCACGGGCGACAAGATTGCCGCCAACACAATTGACGCCACAAAGATTTCAGCGGCGTTCATCACGGCTTCAGACGTGAACGGCAACGTAACTAGTATCAGCGGTAGCGCGATCACCTCGGGCACCATCACGGGCCGCACGGTGCAGTCCTCAAGTGGCACTAGCCGCATCGTGCTGAACAACGCTGACACGCTCGACTTCTACTCAAGCAACGTGAAGCGCGGCGACCTGTATGGCGTTACCGTCAGCGGCCTCAACGGCATCGGCGTCACCGGCGCCATGGACGTGTCCAGCACTCTGTTTTGTCAGGGCCTAAGTGTCAGCAGCTCAACCGTTGACATGATCGGGGTGTACAACAACAACACCACGGGCCTAGCGCCTGTCGGCATCACCACGGATGGACGTTTGCGCCGTAACGGCACGTCGTCACAGATGATCAAGTACGACATTGCCACTCTTTCCGGTGCCCTGTCGGAAAGCGTTGACGCGGCCCGCCAGTGTGACGTGGTCACGTCGGACCCTGCCGCCATCCTTGACGTGGGCGTCGTCGAGTTCTCTGTCATTGACGAGGGCCTGCCCACGGAACGTCGATTGCTGGGCTTTATCGCTGACGACGTGGCCGACAAGCTGCCCATTGCCGTGCTGCGGGATGCCGAGGGCGCACCCGCCGGCGTTATCGACCAGGCCATGGTGGCCGCCCTGCTTTCCGTAGTGCAGCAGCAACAGCAGCAAATCACTGACCTAACCGCCCGCATTGAAGCGTTGGAGGCATGATGCAGGAACCGGGCCGATACGACTTCACTATCTATCAGGGCGCGAGTTTTGACCGCACGTTCACGTGGCGCACGGGTGACCCTGCCACGAACGTGAACCTGACGAGCTACACGGGCCGCATGCAGGTCCGCTCAAATACTGCCGCCCCCACGGTGGCCCTCGAGGTGTCCACGAGCAACGGGCGCATGGCATTGGGCGGGTCTGCGGGGACCATCGCTATCACGGTGACGGCCACGGACACGGCGGCACTTTCACCGGGCCAGTACGTCTATGACTTGGAAATGGTTTCGGCGGGTGGCGAGGTCACCCGACTGCTCGAAGGTCGCGCAACGATTAGTGCGGAGGTCACCCGATGACAGAGGTTGTGGTCACGTCGCCCACGACGGCGACGATTACGGCGGCGACCTCGGGACCGCAGGGCAGCATCGGCGCTACCGGTCCTACTGGTCCTACGGGCCCGCAGGGTGTGACCGGACCTCAGGGCGCTCAGGGAATCCAGGGCAACCTCGGACCCACCGGACCCACCGGCGCGACAGGTGCCACGGGCCTGACAGGCGACACCGGACCTACGGGTCCTGTTGGCCCTACCGGTCCCACGGGTCCGCAGGGCGTCACGGGTGACACAGGTCCGACTGGCCCGACTGGTGCGCTTGGACCCACTGGCCCGACAGGTGCGACTGGCGACACCGGACCCACGGGGCCCCAGGGCGTTCAGGGCATTCAGGGTGTGCAGGGTGACACGGGCCCGACAGGTCCCACGGGCGCTACGGGCAACACGGGCGCGACTGGCCCCACCGGACCTACCGGTGCGCAGGGCACGGGCGTCACCATCCTCGGGTCCTACTCAACGCTTGGCGACTTGCAGTCTGCGCACCCAACGGGCAGCGCGGGTGACGCGTACATCGTCGGCAATGACCTTTACGTGTGGTCGGGCACAACGTCAAGCTGGGAAAACGTCGGCCAAATCGTCGGCCCCACGGGCGCGGCTGGTGCGACAGGTCCCACGGGACCCACGGGCGCCACCGGGGCAACTGGCGACACCGGACCCACGGGCACTACCGGTGACACCGGACCCACCGGGCCTATCGGCAATACGGGACCCACCGGACCTACCGGGGCCACTGGTGCAACGGGTGACACCGGACCAACTGGCCCGCAGGGCGTCACCGGCCCGACAGGTCCGCAGGGTGCGACAGGTGACACGGGACCCACTGGCGACACGGGCCCGACCGGTCCTCAGGGCATTCAGGGCGTGACCGGTGATACGGGCCCGACTGGCGCTCAGGGTCCGCAGGGCCCGCAGGGAATCCAAGGCGCAACCGGACCCACCGGACCTACGGGCGCCACAGGTTTGACGGGTGACACGGGCCCCACTGGTGCGGCCTCGACTGTCACCGGACCCACTGGCCCCACCGGACCTACAGGGGCTAAGGGCGATACGGGAGACACTGGCCCCCAGGGCGCCACGGGTGACACGGGTCCGACTGGTCCGCAGGGCGTAAAGGGTGACACCGGCGACACCGGGCCTACCGGCGCCACGGGTGACACGGGTCCGACTGGCCCGCAGGGCATCCAAGGCATTCAGGGCGTGTCCGGCGATACCGGACCTACTGGCCCTCAGGGTGTCACGGGTCCAACTGGCCCCACGGGTCCGACCGGGGCTCAGGGCCAGGTGGGCGACACCGGACCTACTGGCGCCACGGGCGACACCGGGCCTACGGGACCCCAGGGCGTGACAGGCAACACGGGCGCCACGGGCGACACCGGACCCACAGGGCCGACCGGACCGACAGGCCCGACCGGTGCGACCGGCGCTCAGGGCATCCAAGGCGTAACCGGAGACACGGGACCCACCGGGCCAACAGGTCCGACAGGCCCGACCGGGGCAACGGGCGACACCGGAAACACCGGCGCCACCGGCGACACGGGCCCGACAGGACCCACGGGGCCCACCGGACCTACGGGCGCACAGGGCATTCAAGGTGTGCAGGGCGTCACGGGTGACACGGGACCCACGGGCCCGACAGGACCCACCGGCGCGACGGGTGCTGACTCGACTGTCACCGGGCCTACGGGACCCACGGGCCCGACCGGGCCCACGGGGCCCCAGCCCGACCTGTCCTCAACCAATCCGGCGGCCCTCGGCACCGCCGCGGCAGGCGTCAGCTCAACCGCCGCTAGGGCCGACCACGTGCACCCCACAGACGGCGTTGTTCTGAACGCCCTAGTTACCGCTGCCGGTCAGGTAATCGCCTCATCCGGCTCCGCTACCCCGGTCGCAGTCGCGGCTGGCAGCGCCGATGGTCAAGTCCTCACCTGGGACACCGCATCCACCCCCAAGATGAAGTGGGCGACGCCTGCTTCCGGTTCCGATTTCCACCCCTTCTTCTTCGTAGGAGTCTGAGCAATGGCAACCACATACAAGGAGCAGGTCGCGCAGGGCACGGCCTCCACGGGCACCTACTCGACCCTTTACAGCACCGGCGCTGGGGTCACGGCGGTCTGCCAACTGATGATCTCCAATGAGTCATCGAGCGCGGTCACCGTGCGGGTCGGCCTTGCGGACTCAGCGGGTACGCCGTCGCGGTTCCGGCTTTACGACGTGGTCGTGGCTGGCAATGACACGCTCTCGTTCGGCCCGATCAACATGGCCGCGTCACGATTCCTACGAGTGTCGTCAAGCGCGAACACTTGCACGTTCTGGGGCGACGTTGCGGAGATTTCCTAATGCCGTTCAAGAGCGCAGCAGGCTCAGGCTTGACGGGCGGTAGGCAAAAGAGTGCAAAGTCTGCCGTTCGCAGGGGCACACCGATCGCTGTGCGATATCTAGTCATCGCGGGCGGCGGTGGAGGTGGCTCAAGTATTGGCGGCGGCGGCGGCGCTGGTGGCTACCGGTGCAGCGTTCCTGGCGAATCATCAGGTGGCGGGGCCAGCGCAGAAAGCACGTTCGCGCCAATCCTGGGTACGGCCTACACCGTCACAGTCGGGGCTGGTGGTTCAGGCGGCGTCAGCGGAACCAACACCGTCGGCACCAACGGTTCAAACTCAGCATTTGCCACTGTCACGTCAACTGGTGGCGGTTACGGCGGCAATGGTGCTGTCAATGGCGCGGCCGGTGGTAGCGGCGGTGGCACGCGCGGCACGATGACCGCGGGAACCGCCACGGCTAATCAAGGCTACGGTGGCAACAATTCGCCCAGCGTCAGCGACGCTGCTGGCGGCGGCGGCGGCGCTTCAGCTGCTGGCGGCGTTGCCTCAACTAACGCTGGCGGCGTTGGAGGTAACGGCGTCGCGTCGTCAATCACCGGCTCATCGGTCACCCGCGCTGGCGGTGGCGGTGGTGGCAACAATTACGCAAATGGGTCGTCACGTCTTGGCGGCTCTGGCGGTTCTGGCGGTGGTGGTGCAGGGTCACCGGGCGCAGATCAGAATGGCGTCGCCGGAAGCGCGAATACAGGTGGAGGCGGGGGCGGCGGCGGCAACCCCGTCACGAATGCTGGCGGGACTGGCGGCTCTGGT